GCGAAGGACTATACACCAAAAAGTGGTCGCCAGGTCCTAATACATTAATTACCGATAACTCACAGGCACAAACAAACAGATGAATAAAATTATACTGGACCTTTGTGGTGGAACAGGATCTTGGTCCAAACCATATAAAGATAATGGCTACGATGTCAGAGTAATTACTTTACCAGAGTATGATGTAAGAACTTACCAACCACCAGAAAATGTTTATGGTATTCTTGCAGCTCCACCTTGCGATCAATTTAGTTTTGCAAAGACAACTGGTAAACCAAGAGATTTAAAAGATGCTTGGTCTATTGTTAAAGGTTGTTTAGATATAATTGCTAAGTGTAATAAAATTAATGGACCTTATGCTAAAACAACTACTTTAAAGTTTTGGTGTCTTGAAAATCCAAATGGTTTATTAAAAAGATTTATTGGTAAACCTTATTTTGAATTTAATCCTTATGACTTTGGAGACGATTATAAAAAGAAAACTCATTTGTGGGGTTACTTTAATAATCCAATTAAAAAACCAATTGAATGCACCAATGTTAAGTTTGATAGAATGAAATCTAAAGATATATCTCCTGAGTATTTTGGTATTTACGATAGAAAAGAAAGACGAGCAATGACACCTCAAGGTTTTGCAAAAGCATTTTTTAAGGAAAACAGATGAACAAGTTTATAAAAGATAAGTTTCGAAATGTATCTGCACTTAGCTTTAAGGCTTACAATAATGAACTTATAATTAATTTCTCTGGCTTTGAAGAAGAAGAGGATTTAGCTGAGTTGTTTTCAGAGCTATAAAGATGCCTTCTAATTTTAATGAAGGACCACCAACAGTTCATTAATGAAAATTACAATACCGTACAAACCAAGACCTCAACAGGCGTTGGTACACAAAGAATTAAATAAGTATAGATACGCTGTACTTTGCTGTCATCGCAGATTCGGAAAGACCGTAATGGTATTAAACCATTTGATTAAAGCAGCTCTTACAAATAAAAATCATAATCCTCGTTTGGCTTACATTGCTCCAACTTACAAACAAGCAAAGTCAATAGCTTGGGATTATTTAAAATTCTATACAAAATCTATTCCTGGAACTCGGTGGAATGAAAGTGAACTTAGATGTGATTTTGTCAACGGAGCTAGAATAACTTTGTTATCGAGTGAAAATTTTGAAAGCATTAGAGGAATTTATTTAGATATGGTTGCGATAGACGAAACTGCAAACGTATCTCAAGGATTAATTGACGAGGTTATTACACCAGCACTTTCGGATCGAAGAGGAAAAATGTTTCTCATTGGTACTCCAAAAGGAATGAATAATATTTTTTATGATTATTATTTAAAATCTCAATCCGATGATAAATGGTATTCATATAAGGCAAAAGCCTCAGAGACGAATATTATAGATACAGAAGAATTAGATGCTGCACTTGCCGTAATGGGTGATGCTAAATATCAACAAGAATTTGAATGTTCTTTTGTTGGTAATATACAAGGTTCAATTTACGGAGACTTAGTTGATGATTTAGATGACGCTAAAAGAATAGGAAATGTTCCTTACGATCCAGCTCATTTAGTTCATACTGCTTGGGATTTAGGTTATACAGATGCTTGTTCAATTATCTTTTTCCAGCAAATTTCTCACAACATTCATATTATTGATTATTATGAGAATGAAAAAGAAGCCTTGCCTCACTATGCAGAAGTATTAAAAGAAAAAGAATATATTTATGGAAATCATTATGCACCGCATGATGTAGAACAGACAGATTTCAGCTCAGGCTACACACGTAGAGAGGTAGCGAGTAATTACGGAATTAGATTTAGAGTTAGTCCACGAATACCTTTAGAAGATGGTATTCATGCTGTTAAAATGATTTTGCCTCGTTGCAAAATAAACAGTGATAACTGCTCTGATTTAC